TCCTTGTCTCATTCTTGAAGGAACACCGCTTAACAACGCCTGACCTGCCGAAACTCTTTTAGCCTTTTCCGTAGCCTCTCTAGAAGCCTTAGCTAACTGTTGTGCCTGTTGTTGGTAGCCAGCAGCAGCCAACTTTTGAGCAACACTAGCTAAAGCAGCAGCGTCTCCAGAAGCCATTGCTTTTTGCCCCTGCTGCATCAACTGGTTAAACTCTTGCTTTTTTCGTTGGTCTCTTATTTGACCTTGTGCACCACCAATAGCCTGACCTAAGCCAAACATTCCTTGCAGCATGTCAGGTCTGCCTAATTGAGCTAAGAAACTTTCTCCAAACTTTGCCATTATGTATTCTCCTTATCCAAACAAGCCGCCAAGTAAACCTTTAACACCCTGCTCCGCAATAGAAGTACCCAGAGTCCCAGCTAAATTAGCTTGTCCTAAACCTGACTGAAGCAACGCTTGTAAGCCTGAAGTATAGGTTTCTCCGTAAGCCCCTGCTTGTTCTGACAAGGCTCGTCTTCTTTGTTCTGCAGTAGTCATTCCGGGCTGTACCGCAGACAGCAGTTGTGCTTGTGGTACGTAACCAGCAGCTAACATGCCTGAACCCATCTGAGCCTGACGTTGTTGTTCTTGTGCTGTAAACTGCATGGCGTCTAGTGCTGCTTTGTTTTGAGCTTCTGCAATACCACGCTCTAACGCTAAGGCTTCTGGAGTACCTCCAAACATCCCTGTGCGTGTACCTAAGCGTCCTTGTGCGGCTAAACGCTGTTCTAAAGCAAGACGCTGCCGTTGTCGCTCAGGAGACGCTAACTCTTCCATACGTCCAAGAACTTCCTGTTCTCGCATAGAAGGGTCTGCTACAGCACGTCCAAACAGTGTTTCTGCACGTTGTAACTGCTGCTGCTGCAAGGCTTGTTCTTCGGGAGAAGTATCAAGTTGGTAAATCATTTGACCCGTCTCTGGGTCTCTTGTCATTCCAAACTGACCACCAGTAGCAGAAGTTACAGTGTACGGTTGAAACTCAAGCATACCTGAAAGCTTGTCAGCTAAACCGGGGACGTACGTACCTCCTTCATCGGTGTACCCTGCAAACTCTTGGTACGCTCTTTCCCCTGTTTCGCCCAGTTGCTCGTAAGCTTTTGCGCCTAGAGCCAACCCTCCAGCAGTAATACCTGCACCAAATAGGTTTTCCCAGTTGAATCCTGTGTTTTCCTCAGCCATCAGTATGTCCCTCCGTTAATCGTCCCTGTAGCTAACGTGCCTGTAAAAGTCAGCGCAGGTATTGTTACAGTTCCTGTGAACGTAGGTCCAGCAGTGTCTGCTTTGGTAGCTATTGCAGTTGCAACATCATTAAACTCAGTTTCAAACTCAGACCCTCTAACAATTTTAGCTGATGCTCCTGCAGATAAAAGATCTTTTGCAGCAAAGTTTGTTGTTTTAGTATAATTACTCATATTGTTTTACCTACTAGTGCAAGTACATTGATTTCTTGTATTGACAGTTCGTTGCCATTAATGCTTGTCTCCATACCTATGCTCAATGTTCCTCCACTGCCGTTAGTGTTTACAGCCGCTTTTGATGTTAAAATACCGTCTGAATACTGTGCTACTCCGTATTCATTCTCTGACACAACACCCTCAGCAGTTTCTTTTAAACCAAACTGTGCTTTTGCTTCGTCTTTTAAAGTAATGATACTTGTGTTGTACGAAGAACCAAAGTCGTAGTCCCACTTTAATAGAATGTCAAGTCCACTACCGCCTACTATCGTCGGTCTAATCTTCTTTAGAAACTTAAGTTTAGAAGGGTCACCAAAAGACAATTCAGGACTAAAGTACGTAAAACTGTAAGCACTACCGTTGTCTTGGAAACCTGTGTACTGCCCTATGCCCTGTGCGCTTCCTATGAGTAAGTCTCCGTTGTCCTTGCGTTCATAACAAGTGAAACTAGTGCCGGGCCAACGTGTAACTCTGTATGACCCATTTTCTAAAGCACCTCTTATGTCAAAACAAAAGCTCATGTTTTGGTTTGTAAAAGTTAGTAGGTAGAAGTTTGCTTCTGGGTAGTACACAGACTTGTAAACTTCGTTTGCTTCATTGATTAACTGAATGATGTCCGTAGTAATAGTACCGGACAAACTGCTTATTGGCATAGATTTTTCTTGTATTGTTCTGCCAAAGCTCTTTAGGCCAGTCTGGGAAAGAAAAATAACGTCTACACCAGTGTACTGCACTGTGTCTCTGCCTACGCAGCCAACACCTGAAATAGTGTCGGACAAAGCCATATTAGCAGGGTCATCAGCACCTGAGTAAACTACGATACTTCTCTTACCAAAAATAATCAAAAGATTGTTATGTGCTGCTAATGCAACAATCTCGTCGTGACCATCAGGCCATACTTTAGCTATGTCAATGGAGCCAGAGGTTCCACCGGACCACTTGTGGCCTATCAAAAGGTCAGACCAATAGATAGTTGACTTGTCTGTAGCGAAGTCAGCAGTCCAGAGTCTACCGTAGGCTGCTAAGACTTCATTGCCGTACATCGCTGAAACAAGACCTGATGAACTGTTGACAGAACTCAAAGTTACTACACTACTATTAGCGCCTCCAGATGTCCCTGAAGCAATTACATTGTATATCAGAGGCTGAAACCCACGCTGAAAGAAGTAGATACTGTCGTTAAAGTTGACCATCTTCCAGTCGTCAGCGTTAATTGTGTAACTACCCGGAGTCTCATCAGCCAGCGTGGTTGTGCCGCTGAGTATCTTGTTGTTGCCCACAGAGAAGATCTTAGTGTTACCAGCGTCGTCCCTGAACTCTTTTATAGCACTTAGGGAGTCACTACCTAACTGCGTCTTGTTAGTAGTCGTGACGTTAAGGCCCTTACGTGCCGCTATACGCCCTCTTTTGTCAATCACTGCATTGTCAGCAGTCTCAGCAAAGGAAGGGTCCTGAGACAACGGTGAGTCCTCAGTGTTGATACCCTTGAAGCCCGGAGCTACAAGATTAATACTTTTGAGTTCTTGTGCCATATAAGTACCTTAAGGCGTGTAGAAGATAGTTTCTTCAGGGTGTCTAGCAGCGTCCATTGCAATAGCATCTGACAAGTACTTGTTAGCCATAGCAAAGTATTCCTGAGTAGAAGTACCTCCGGTTTCACCACGCTCACGTGCAGCAAAAGCTACAGCAAGATGTACCACTGGCATCGCAGGTATCTTAATAGTGTCCGTGTCAGCACTTAAGTCACCGTTACGTAACGCACAGTTAAACCGTAAGGAGTAAACTGCGTCAGGCTTAGGGTAGATGTCGATTAACGTGTCACCGTCTGTGTCAACACCGTTGTACGTGTAGTACACAGGTGCGCCAGAGACAGGGTTACCTAAGAGAAACTGTGAGTCAAACCAGTTGTTAGTCTGGTAAATCATAGGAAGGTTAGACGTGTCATTTAATACGTTTAGTTCCTTGATGTTGTTCTGGCTGCCAGTTAAGGAGTAGTTAAAGACTCCAGAAGTAGTAGTGATTGTAAGTGTAGTCCTAAGTGCAGACCAATCCCACGAGTTTTCCACAAGGTCTTTAGCGTCATTAACAAGGTCACCTATAAGTTTACTGTAGGAGTTAGTTTGCACAGAAGTTACTTCTGTTTCCCTCAGCCTCCTAAGTACATTGTTGACTAGATCTTTGTAAGTCATTAGATCATTCCTTTAAACAAACTTTCGTTAACAATACGGTCCAACTCAACAGTGTAGTCTTTAGGCTGGTACTGTACTCCTACAAACTGTGGTAGCTGGTAACTAATACCTCCCATGTATCCGCCACTTGTTGCGTTTCTTCCTGCTGCCCCTGCTGCTCCAGTTGCCCCAGTTGCTCCAGTTGCTCCATCTTCTCCGTCTTCTCCTACGAGTCCATCTACACCATCTACACCATCTACACCATCGATACCGTCTATACCATCAATACCCGGAGTACCATCAGTACCATCTATGCCATCAGTACCGTCTATGCCATCAGTACCATCTATGCCATCAGTACCATTTCCATTGCCACCCTCATCATCTAGGTCATCATCATCGTCATCATCGTCATCATCGTTTATTACAGTAACAACTCCATCGTCATCAGGTATACCATCTCCGTCTAGGTCATTAGGATCAAAAGGAGTAAGTCCTGTGGGTATGTCATCATCATCATCATCGTCATCTATAATAAC